GAACATACCCACACAGAAATTGAACAGATCAATCAGCGGATCAGGGCCGCTTGCACGACCGCCAAAAGTCTTCAGTCGAGCGCCAGCAGGTCTAATCTTGTGCATGTCCCACTTAGGGATTTTACCAGCATACAACAGGCTGATTAGTTCACGAAACGCTGAAGCCCAGCCAATCTTGCTGTCGCTTACGACAATGACGCTGTCTGTTGGGTGGAATGTCTCAGCCACTACAGGGAGCTTGTTAATGAAGTTACGCTCTACGCTGAAGCCTACGCCTGTGCCGCACATAAGAACGTACATAAGCTCGTCAAAGCTACGCGGTGAGTCAATATGTAAATAACTACAATTGAAGCCTGCTACGTTGTCCTTAGCTAATGCTGGCCCTGCTGTCATCATACAGCGCATGGACGGCATAACATCTAAGTTGTGGATAGCGTTAAAAAGCTTTAGTGCTGTCTTGTCGTCTAGCTGACCACGATCAACCCAGAAGTTTACATAGCGGTTGACTGTTTCGTCCCAGCGCTCACGACGTTTCTCTTCTGGCATCCAACGTGCGTAGCGACTCTTGTGTATAAACTGTTGATACTGATTCATTATACTTCCTCTTGTTTAATATTTAAGTCTAGCTCAAGTTATGCTTCTGGCGGTGTAGTCCAGCCTAGTTCAATTAAGCGTTGGCGTATCCTTGCTCTGAGTCAGCCGCGTCGATATGTATTGTTTGTTTAGTTTTATCCCAGTGATTCATTATTTACCTCCTCCGCAACCTTCAGTATCACAAACAGGAAAGTTCTGACAGCCTAAGTGTTCTTCCTCGTTGTAATCGTTTTCTTCATCACCGTAATTAAGCCTTACAAAAAAATCATTATCTTCTACGTCAAGTGCTAGTTTTTGGGAAATAAGACCAGACACCTGAAGAGATTTAAGAACATCCTCGTAATCTACATCATCTCCAAGTAACCACGCTAACTCTTGTATCGAATTTGAAAGACTAACTATTTTCCAAGTTGCCTTGTTAATCCCCATTATTTATTCTCCTCTATAACCATCTCTGTCAATTTCTGTAAGTACCAACCAGCTTTCTTTAAGTCTTCTACCTGCTTGCCTTTGTAGTCATAGCGCCACAGGTACTTCATGCAGTTGCCTTTGAGATAGCCTTTGAATGCAACACTGGACATGGACTCCTCTATTGCATCAATACACTCTATGTTGCCTGTGTTGTAATGACGCGGTGCTGTCACCATGTCTTCAGCTTCTTTCTCTGCTTCTGCTGCGTAGCTATTTAGTGCGTTTGTTAGCAAGTTGTTCTCAATAGGTGAATGCTTCTTACGCAGTGCGTCCCACATTTCTGGTGTTGTTGAGTTAATGCTCATCTTCAAAATCCTCTACTAATTCATAAAAATTATCGTTTATTCTATCTGAAAAAGCTGCAACTATTTCCTTAGATGTTAGCTCCAGTATCTCTACTAACGTAATCTCGTCCAACTGTTCCATTCTATCTAGCAGCTCATAATAAGTCAATGACATTGCTAATCTCCGTAGCGTTGTTGCAGATAGTTTATACTAACTGGTAACTCGTCACAACCTCCGTTGGCTACTTCATTCAACATCCAGATACCTGCCCAGCTTCCGTTGGTCTGTGGTGTCAAGTAGTCTTCGTCGTGTCTGTAGTAGATGCCAGCAAACAAACCAAGCATGTTAGTGCCATCTGCTTTGCGTCCGTAGGCTATGTCTCTGTCTTGGACGTGTCCCATAACACAGCTCATGTACTTCTTAGTTAACATCAGCTTGGCACTGCTGACAGGTCTGCCCATGACACCGCTGGTGAAGTAGTGGCAATAGGCTATGCCGTCAATAACCACTGGCTGTAGAAACGGTATAACTTCCCAGCCCATCTCTTCAAGCTTCAAGTCTTCAAACTTCAACAGACCGTCTAACTTTGGGTCAGACTCTACAGCGCGTGTGATGCGGTTCTCGTGGTTGCCTAGTGTAAACACCATACGCGGGTTCCACTGCTTCCACTTGTTATGCTTCAGACGTGCCTGCTCAGTTCGTATAGGCTCTAAAAAGGCTTCCATGCCTGCTATACCTGCTTCGATGTCTTTGATGTAACGTCTACCTTCAAAGCTTTTCTTGCCTACGTCATAGCTACTGAGGCTAGGCATGTCCCAATGATCGCCAATGTGAATAATAACTTCTGGCTTCTTCTCTGCTGCGTACTGACCAGCCCAGCGAAGATGATCGACAGACTGGTCTGGCTTTACTTGTGTGTCTGGTATCACTAAGTGTTTAGTCATTGTATATACCTTCTGCTAAATACCAAGTGACGCACGTTCTATTACATGAAGTACAAAGACGAGGCTCACCTTGTTTAGCAAGACCTAGGTTTTTTAAGTCAGGAAGTCTTCTGCTAAAACGTGCGCGTTCTTCGTGTTTGTCCCCACCTACCAGAGCAGCTAACTCTCTGCTTGTGAGTCCTTCGTTCTGTGACAGCACATTATATACAAAAGAGCGCTGTGTATCTAAAGCGCCAGACTCTAACAGCTCACGTGCCGCTAGTCTGCTAGTAACTGGGTCTGAGTTTCTTGATAGCATGTCTAATTGTTGCATTTCTTTTTCCTTCTTAGTCGTTCTGCCGCTGTTTTGTCAGCATGGCATTTGTAACACAGCACTTGATAACCCTCTATCTCTAAGAACATCCTGTTGATGTAAGTGTTCCAGTCAACAAAGCCTACTACTGGATCAACTACAGGGTTTATATGGTCTACTGCTGCATTGTTTCGTTTGCGCTTATTTCCTTCAAGTGGTGGCAATGTAGCTGGCCCTAGCTTGGCGCAAGAGGCGCATTTGTACACACCTCTGCTGACCCAAGCCTTCTTCTTAGCATCGTGCTTAACGCCCCACTTACCATGAGCGCCGCGCAAGGCTGAGATTATGAAGGATTTAAAACGCGCGTCTGTCCATCTTCCGTTATTGACTGTTTTCAAGTTGTTTCCTTTTTTTGTATTCGCACCACCCGTTTATATCTTCAAAACAACCTTTTATGCTTAAATCTCTAGGCTTCCTCCATTTTTGATGGGCGCGGTGTCTTGGAGCCCATTTAAAAGTATAAGGAGAGATAAAAAAATAATCTCCTTTGTGGTGAAAACAAAGCTGCCCATTGCCGTATGGATACACTTTACTTTTTCCTAGACTGTTTAAAGTGTTTATAGCATCCTGTATGATTACGGGGTCTGCGTCTGTTGTGTTGTGTATTATGTACTCGCCTACTCTATTAGTCATTTTTAAACTCCCATATTTGGCCTTCGTAGCGTCGCAGCCACAACAGTCTGCCGTTCTCTAGGACACGTTCCTCACTGCCTAGCATCTCTACACACTTGTCGTAGTAGTCCTTCTCTGTCTTGCAGTCCTCTAGCAGCTTCGCTGACTTCTTCTCTCCAATGCCGTGGATGCCTATGATGTTATCAATGCGGTCACCCATCAGTATTTGACGATAGAAAAAGTTTAAGCCTTCTTCTTTGGTTACATAGTACTTACTGCGTTTTACAAAGTTGTAATGCCAGCCTTCTATTTGGTCGAAGTCCTTGTCTAATGACACCATGATGGCTTTGTCGCCATACTTGGTAGCAGCTATAGCAATAGCATCGTCTGCTTCTTCGCCTTCAGTTACTACAGCAGCCCACTTAGCAATCATGTGGTCTCGTAGCGCCTGTACATGCACTGGCTTCTCTTTGTCTTTTCTGTTTGCTTTGTACTCTGCTGTGACAGCGTACTCTTTCCTGAAGTTGCCTCTACCAGTTAGATAGAGGACGTATTCAGAGTCTTCTTCGTCAGCTCCTAAATGTAGGGTTAGAAGGTCGATGATAAAGCCGTCAAGAGTTCTGACGGCTGTGCTTTCATCTTCTGAGTTACATGACCAGCCTATGCGGTAGGCTAAGATGTCAGCGTCAATTAAAATCACAACGCTTCTTCCAGATCAGCCTCTTTAACTTCTGGGCCGCCGCCGTAGATGACTAGGTCAGTGATGACCAACTTCATCAGCGAAGGGCTACGTCCTTGTTGTCCTGCTGGGTTCTTCCAGTCGTAATAGCCAATTACAGCTTTACCAAGGGAGCCGTTACCTACTAATACACCTTTGATCTCTTCACCGTTTTTGTCGTAAGCACGAATGGGATTCTTAGACTTTACAGTGATGTAGTCACCTTTTCCGTCCTTGCGACGAACATTGATGCCGCGCATCTCTAAAGCATCAGCAGCAGCCTTTGATAGGTTGACTAGGTCAATCTGATACTTGTTAGACATACGGTTAGGCTCTTGCATAAAAGCCCAAAAGATTTCGCAGTTTAGTGTTACTGGTTTTAGTTCTGTCATGGTTTTTGCCTCTTTGTTAAATTGATAATATTATACTACATTTAGTGGTTTTTGTCAATGAGTCTCTGCCCAGTTGTTACCTATGTTATACTCACCGTCCAGCGGGCAGCGCAGGTTGAAGTGTTCGCCTGCTTGCTGGATAGCTCTTACTGCTCCTTTACCTACAATGTGTGCAAATGGTTCTGATGTTTCTATTTGAAATTCATCATGTACATTCGCAACTAGCTTGTGTGGTATCTCATACATTGTCAAGTTTTTATACAAAATAATCAATGCTTGTTTCATTACAATAGCACCAGCACCCTGTAGTAGTGTGTTTAGTGCTGCGTGTTCGCTTCTGACTCGCAAGCGTCTACCGTCTAGTGCTGGCAGTGTGCCGTAAGCTGCGTGTCTTGCTACCTTCTTGCGTAGCTTGTCAAGTGCTGGCGTGTTGCGTAGGAATGAGTTTATAAGTTTATCTCCTTCCTTGTAGCCGCCACCGACGATCTCACCAATCTTTGCAGCACCAGCACCGTACAGGAAGGCGTAGATGAATGTCTTAGCTTGGTTACGATCTGTTAAGCCTGCTGCCTTCATGTTGGCAGTGTGTATGTCACCGCTCAATATCTCATTAGTGTAGCCATCGTCCTGCATGTAGTGTGCCAGCATACGCAGCTCAAGACCACTGGCATCTATACCAACCAACTTGTTTCCCGTATCGACAGTCCA